GTCCTCGGCCTAGCTGTGATGGAGGGGGGGTGCGGTCAAATATCTCACATAGGGATAGATAGGATAGGCACCCCGTCCACATCTTTCACTACTTTTTTTCATGTTCACTAGATCTTACGATTCCATCCACAGGTGATTATACTTTACTTCTCTTTTATAACTTTTTTTAATTTTTCAAAAAAAAACATTCAATCATATTAAGACCTTTTTAGCCATAACGATTGTTTTTGGATTGTTAAAGTCAGATTCCTTAATGATACTATATACCTTTTAACCATTAATCATTTTAATAACAAAATTAACGAAAAAAAAAAACTAAAAATATTTCCTAATATGGTTAAAGGTTGGGCTAAGAGCGCGAACGTATTCCCACTTTTGACTAATAAATGGCTAATATATGGCTAATAATCACTAAATGGCTAAAAGGTATATAGAATTATTGCGTTTTTTGAGGCGATTTGTTATTGCACAGGTAGGTGTTTTGTGGTGTGGTGGTTGATAACAGGTTGATAAGAAGTATTATTAGTAGAAAGTTGTCAGAAAACGACTTATATGCCAAAAAAATCGATTTCAAATAAAACGACTTGACGGCTGTGGAAAACGGGTTTAGTGCGGTAGGGAACAAGGAGGTAACGACCTATGGACTTGAATTTCGACTTTAAGACGAGGCATGAGATTGCGTCGATCCGATTGACGGCGATGCAAAAGAGATTTGCGGAGTTATACATCGAGTTATTCAACTGGGACGAGGCGTATCGCCAGGCGGGTTACACTGGAGGTCTGACGCAGAGGAAGCGGGTGCGCGACCATAAGGGTATCAACCAGTATATTGAGATCCTAAAACGCGAGATATCCCGGCGCGTGGACATATCGCCGGAGGATATATTGAGGGAATTGACGAATATTGCGTTTCTGGATATGGGCGATCTAGCTACCTGGGTTGGTGCCGATGAGATTATTCTAAATGACTCGGAGCAGTTAACGCCCGAGCTGCGCAAGTGTGTGCAGGAGATTTCGTGCACGGAGACACCCAAGGGCAAGACGGTCAAGATGAAGGTTTACAATAAATTGGAGGCGTTGCGGGAACTAAGGTCATGGTTGGAGATTATTGAAGAGGGTAAGAAGGTTAAGAAGCCAACCGGCGCGCCACTCTTGAATGTAAACAATTTCAAGATCGAGTTGGCGGACCCTGCGGTCAGGTCGGCGATCGAGCTCTTATCCGGCAAGCTCATGCAGATTGATACGACGCCCATGCCGGGCAAGTTAAAGAGGCAGATTGCGTTGCTAACAAACCAGGTCAAGCAGACTGGTTTGGTGAGTGAAGCGGAGGCGATGGAGAGAGAGGTGATTGATGTCGAAGGCTGAATCGAAAATGATGGATATGCTTAAGAACGTCCAGGATCCCTGGCGGTTCCTACCACACACGTTCGCCGCGCACCTCTCCGGAGGCAAGTGGGTGCCTTATGATTATCTCGTCTTACTCTCGCATGTGATCACAGCGGCGATCGCGCAAGGTAACGGTCGGATATTAGTGGAGATTCCTCCCAGGCACGGAAAATCGACGTTCATATCGCAGTGGCTACCGGCGTGGTTCCTGGCGAACTGGCCGGACCAGAACGTCATGCTGGCCACATATGAAACGAATTTCGCAACGACCTGGGGCCGACGTACGCGCAACTTACTCAAAGAGCATAACGATACGATATGCCAGTGGCATGTGGACGCCAACGGGGATCAGTTGCATGAATTAATTTCCACAGATTCGGCGGCGGCTGCCAGGTGGACGACGACCATGGGCGGCGGTATGATGACGGCGGGGGTTGGTGGACCACTCACAGGATCGGGAGGCCAGTTGTTGATCATCGACGATCCGCACAAAAACTGGAAGGAGGCGATGTCGCCGGTAACGAAGAAGATGATCCACGAGTGGTTCGACTCGACGTTCTATACCCGGTGCGAGCCGGACGCGACGATAATCGTGCTGCATACCAGATGGATGGAGGACGACCTGATCGGGTACTTGAAAAGCCAGCATAAGGATAAATGGCTGGAGTTGCGTATGCCGGCGATCGCGGAGGAAGACGATCCACTCGGTCGGGTAATAGGTGAGGCTCTATGCCCACAGCGCTACGATGAGAAGAAGTTGGCGAAGATCAAAGAAGCGTCTCGCGCGTTGACCTGGGCGGGGCTCTATCAGCAGCGGCCGGTACCGGTCGCGGGCAATATTTTTAAGATCGCCGACTGGAAACGCTATAAGCGGGCGCCGATCTGTAAGTTTAAGATCCAGAGTTGGGATACGGGGTATAAGAAGGGCGAGGAGTCGGCGTATACCGTCTGTCAGACCTGGGGGGTGAGTGAATTAGGATACTTCAAACTCGACCAGTTCCGCGAGCGGCTAGAATATCCACAGTTAAAGAAGCAAGTTATGATCCAGTATATGACACATCGCCCTCACGCCATCCTAATCGAGGATCGGGCCAGTGGCCAGAGTTTGATCCAGGACTTTCAGCAGTCGAGTACCCTTCCTATCATTCCCATCCCGGCGATCGACGATAAAGTTGTGCGCGCCATGGCCGTTTCACCACTACAGGAGGCGCACTTATTGTGGATACCGGCCGATGATCAGGAGGAAGATGAATTCATTAATCGGTGCGCAATGTTCCCGAACGGCAGATGGAAAGATGAAATAGATACGATGAGTCAGGCGTTGATATATCTTCAAGCAAATTCGATACTTGGTAAGGTGGTAGGTATCATGCCGCGCCAGGTCTTGAAATTAATTGAGGGGTATCAATAAAAAACAGCTTGACAGGGGTATTTTCTTCTATAAACGCAAAGATAAATGTATCACAAAAGTGGAGGCAACCACGATGGGGCAGGAGGTCATATGAATCGATACCGATAAGGGTGACTATGCCTACCAAGAAAAAAATCAAAGGTTCCATGCGTCAGGAGTTTAATTTCCGGACCTCGATCGAAATGTGGGGCCTGATTCAGCGACGGCTCCCGAACCCTGACGTCGTCCTGCGCAAACGAGGGGCTGGTGTTTCTATATATCGCGAGCTCCTTTCTGATTCCCATTTAACTGCTGCCCTGGAGTCTCGGCAGGCAGTGACGATGGCCAACGACTGGGAGTTGCAGCAAGACGACTGTCCTGCTCGACTCTACAAGGCCATTGAAAGATGGTTTTTCTCTGTTATTGAACGCAAATCCAACGTCAATGATCTTAATAAGAGTGAAACGATAGAGAACCTACTCGACGTGATCTATTTCGGTTATCAGCCAACGGAACTCGTGTGGGGCTATCAATATGGTCTGTGGGTCCCGGTCAAGATCATTCCGAAACCGCCCGAGTGGTTCACCTGGTTCATCAAAGACGACGGCAACCCGGAGTTGCGGTTTATGAGTCTAGCCCATCCGATCGACGGCGAACCGCCGCCTGACGAGTGGACTCTGGTCTGCCCGCGTGTTCGGCCTTCCTATGCGAACCCGTATGGGCGTGGTGTTGCAAGTCGCTGCTTCTGGCCGCTCATTTTCAAGAAAGCAGGTATTGAATTCTGGATGAACTTCATGGAACGGTTCGGTACGCCCTGGGTAAAAGGAACAATGGAGACGGTCAGCGATACCGATACTGTTGAAACGTTCGCCGCTGATTTAAAGGATCTCGTCCAAGATGCTGTGATCGCCGTGTCCAAGGGCAAAAACGTCGAACTGCTCGAGACGAGTGGTGGTACCGGCAAGATCAGTGAAGGATTCAAGTCTCTTTGTGATTATTTCGACGGCCAGATGTCTAAGACTATTTTAGGACATGGTCTATCTATGGACGTTGGCGATAAGGGTTCGTACGCCGCATCTCGAGGCGCGCAGTCTGTCCGAGGCGACTACGGTGAAGCCGATTCGCTCCTGATTGCCGCGACCTTCAACGATATTATCAATCTCATCCATCTTCGCAATGGGTTTGATGGCACTCCGCGCCCGAAACTCATTCCATTCCGCAGGAAGGTTGTGGAAACCGAGAGAGCTCAGCGCGACGAAGCGTTATCGCGCGCGGGAGTGGTCTTTAAGAAAGCCTACTATCAACGCGCCTATGCCTTGAAGCCAGATGAGTTTGAGGTAACGGATCCCAATAAGGTACAGGCGACTGGCCTAAAACAAGTGACGGATTCCAATGTACCGACGAATACGCCTGGTGGCGTTAAAGGAGGGGAGAATAATGTGGCTTGAAGTCTTTAAGACAGGAACACACACATCCGGCAATGGAACCGAAAAAAGTTATACCGAATCGGATATCGATAAAATCGTCGAGAAGTATAACGACCAGAAAGACCACGAGGCGCCGTTAGTTCTTGGCCATCCGGAAGTCGACGATCCCGCATACGGATGGGTGAAGTCGCTCCGGCGTGTCGGAGATAAGATGCAAGCCTTCGTGGAACAGGTCAACGATGGGTTAAAGGAGTCCGTCAGAGCCGGAGCCTACAAGAAGGTAAGCATCGCGCTCTACGCAGACGGTCTTCTTCGACATATAGGGTTGTTAGGGGCAACGCCACCCGCGGTCAAAGGTCTTGCCCCTTTCACCTTCAAAGATGGCGATATGGTGTTCGATGAATACATATGGGCAACAGACGAATACCGTGTTCCGATTGTCGGCCGGTTACTCCGTGGCATGCGTGATTTCTTCATCGAGAAGTTTTCGCTTGCAGAAGCGGACAAGATCCTGCCGTCCGAAGATATCGATCGGTTATCCGAGAGTGTCCAGAGCAATCTGATCACAGTCCCTACGGTCCCTGAAAACATGAAATCGATGTACGTAGAAGATAAAACTAAACAGGAGGAAAATATTATGCCTTGGCAGAAAAAGTTTGAAGATCTCGAAAAGCAATTTACCGAGTTGAATGCGAAGAGCGCCACGCTCATTACCGAGTTGGCAGCGGCGAATCAGCAGATCGCCACGTTTGCAGAGAAAGAGAAAGAAAACCAGGAGAGAGCGCATGTGGTCGTTCTGGAAACGGAACGAGTCCAATTTGCGGACCTTTGCGAGTCCATGGTGAAGGAAGGCAAGGTTCTCGCCGGAGAAAAAGACGGCATGATCGCCGAATTCGCCGATATGCAGAGGATCGCAGAGCATCTGACGTTCGCCGAAGACGAGAAGACCTTGCTCGGTCGATATAAGAAACGCCTGGAAGCGCGTCCGGTCCTGATTAAAGCAGGCACCCAGTTCGCCAACGGCAAAGATGCCACGAGGAAAGACCTGGTAGACCTGCCCGTTGAGTTCGCATCAATGGCTGGAGAGGTTATTGAGGAATCCCTGGACCAACACAAGAAAATTCAGGAATACGCTGACACGCACAAAGTATCCTACGAGGATGCTGCGGCGAAAGTGATGGGCATGTAAAGCATGCGCCGTCAATCGCATTGAATAGTTTTTTAAATTTAAGGAGGAGTAAAAATGAGT